CATCTACCTTTGTGGATGGTGGAGCGTGGCCCGAGGTCATTGTTGGAGCATCAGCAACGCATGGCGTTCGACAATGGGTCACAGATCACGTCGATGCCGTCTGCGTCTGATCCGGCGCGTGGCGAGTCCGCCACGCTGATCGTTGTCGACGAGTGGGCGTTCTTGCCGAACCCTGAGGAAGCGTGGGCTTCCATTGAACCGGTGGCTGATGTGGGTGGCCGCATCATCGGGTTGTCTACAGCGAATGGTTCTGGCAACTTTTTTCACAACTTGTGGGTGGGTGCTTCGGCATCGAACAACAAGTTTGCTTCCATGTTTTTTCCGTGGTCTGCGACAGAGGATCGGGACGAATCGTGGTATGAGGAGAAGCAGCAGTCGATGCTGCCCTGGCAGTTGGCTCAGGAGTATCCGACTACGGCGGAAGAAGCGTTTGTCCGGTCAGGTAACCCTGTGTTCGATTTGGATGTGTTGGATGCTCTTGCAGCCGCTTGCCGGCATGGCGAAGTCGGTTACCTTCATTCTGTGATGCCGAGAGTTGTGGAGTTCAGAGTGTGAATCTGGAAGTCTGGTCATCGCCGGATCCAATGCACGGCTATGTGATGGGTGTCGACACGGCGGAAGGTTTGGGGCACGGCGATTATTCGTGTATCCAGGTGCTGGATCTGAACACTGGTGAGCAGGTCGCTATCTGGCATGGGCGTATCGCCCCGGACGAGTTGGCAGCCGAGGTTTTCAATCTTGGATTGTGGTACCGGGACGCATTGTGTTGCGTCGAGTCGAACAACCACGGTTTGACAACGATCACGGTGTTGCGCCAGTTGGGTTATCCACGACTGTTTCGGAAGCGTACGCTAAACAGTGTCTCGAACCGTATGACGCAGGAATACGGTTGGAAGACGACTCGCACGTCGAAACCTTTGATGATCGACGATTTGGCGACTGCGTTGAAAAATGAGGAGATCGGGTTGCGGGATCGGAACACGTTGGCTGAGTTGCGGACGTTTACCCGCAACGAGAAGGGGTCGATGTCGGGTTCCCCGTTTGATGACCGAGTCATGTCGTTGGCGTTGGCGAACCAGATGCGAAAGTTTGCGTATGCCCCGGAGTACGCTGAGAAGGTCGATGACTACTGGACGGTTGATTGGTGGAAGCGTCTGGCGTTGAGGGAGGATGTGTCGGAGGATCCGCTTCGGATCGGTCAGCACACTCTGCGTGGGACACATCGAACGGACTATTAGGCATGCTTGTTCCCTCCGAGAGGTAGTTATGGCAAAGAAATTTGTTTCGCACACCAACGGCACTCAGACCATTGATGGTGCTAAGGGACAGAACAACAAGATGGAACGCGGTGATTCCGTGGTGGCTAACCCCATCTGGAAGCCTGGTGTTCCCAACTCGCCCAAGCAGCGGTTCGATAGTCCCAAGTACGCCAACCAGACCGGCGGCTACGGTGAGACTTCTGTGCGTGAGACACCGTTCAATCAGCACGGGAAGTCCGGCAAGGTCGAGCCAGCGAAGCCGCAGCCTAAGTTGCGCGGCCACAACGCCGGGTAATGACGGTCCTCCCCAGGGAGGCTTCCTACCCGGAGTTCTGCGATTATGTGACCGGTCTGAAAGGACCGAAAACTAAAACAGAACTTGTGGATTTGTGGGAGTGGCGCCAAAAGTTGCTTGGTATCCGTGTGGATACCGGTCGGGGTTACCGTGCCCAACTACCCGCTGATGAACAGCATTTGACTCGTGAACAGCGTGGCCGTAAGACGGCTGCGGAAGCACGCTCCCAAGGCCGCAGCATTGAACGGCTTCCAGATAAGGCGTATTTCTGATGGCTCAGAAGACCAGGGCTGAACTACACGAGCAATACACGCAACGGTTGCAGCGCACACAGAGGTGGCGTGAGGATCAGGGCTTTGATCGGGTCTGGTGGCGGCTAATAGACCTGTACCGTGGCAAGCATTGGGGTGCAGCAAGTAACCGTTCTGATCTGGTCGCTGTCAATCTGGCATTTTCGACGATCAATGTGATCGCACCGTCTGTGGCGGTGAATCATCCGAAGATCGTTGTGACAGCGAACGATGAGTCCAACAGTGACCGTGCCGCCTTTGTTGAGGCTGTCGTCAATCATTTGTGGCGCCATCACGATTTCCGTAAGCCGTTCCGTCGTGCTGTCAAAGACTTCTTGATCTTTGGGCATGGCTGGATGAAGGTTGGGTGGAAGTTCCTGGAGCAGGAAACTTCTCTGGCGGAACCTGAACGGGATCTGCTGATGCAGCAGGCCCGTTTGGAAGTCGACGAGTTCGCCCTGGAGTCTCCTGATCTGTCGGGAGCATTACCAACTGACGATGAGATCAACGCTAATCTGCCTGAAACGGCCATGATGGTTATTGAGGATCAGCCGTTTGTTGAACGGGTTTCCCCGTTCGACATCTTCGTTGATCCTGAGGCGACCTGCATGGATGATGCCAGGTGGATCGCTCAGAAGATTATGCGGCCTCTGGAGGACGCTCAGAAGGATCACCGGTACAAGCCGTCGGTTCGTAAGCGTTTGGATGCTGATGCTGGAATAAACTCCCAGTACGCTTCTCAATACGAGAATCAGCGTGACCGTATTCTCGACGAGGATCGTGTCACCATCTGGGAGTTTTACGACATTGCGGAGAACACGATGTCTGTGTTCTCCGAGAACAGTGACGGTTTCCTTATTGATCCGGTACCGATGCCGTATGCGTATGGTCAACCGTTTGTGATGATCCGCAACTATGACATCCCGGACATGTTCTATCCGATGGGTGATCTGGAATCGATTGAGTCTCTCCAGTTGGAGTTGGATAAGACCCGCACCCAGTTGATGAATGACCGAAAACGGTATGCCCGAAAGTACCTGTACCATGAGCGGTCGTTTGGGCCGGCAGGGCGTGAAGCCCTGGAATCCGATGACGATGGTCGTCTGGTCCCGGTACTGGATGAGAACAAGTCGTTGTCGGATGTTGTCATCCCGATGCCGCAGACACCGATTTCTCCAGAGATTTACGCTTACAGCGAGATTATTGAGAATGACATCAACACGGTGTCGGGTGTGTCGGAGTATGCCAGGGGCGCTATGCCTGAGATCAGGCGTACAGCGACGGAGGCCAGCATCATTGCTGATGCACAGAATGCTCGTGCCGCCGACAAGTTGGCGATTATCGAGATTTCGATTTCGGAGATGGGTCGGCGAGTCATCCAGTTGATGCAGCAGTTTATGACTGGTGACGAGATGGCTCGTGTCGCCAAGAAGGGCGGCGATTCGCTGTGGGTTCCGTACAGCCGTGACGACATTTTAGGTGAGTACGATTTCAGCGTCGAGGCTGGTTCAACACAGCCGATGAACGATACGATCCGTAAACAGCAGGCTGTATCCTTGCTCAATGCTATTGCTCCCCTGGTGGGAACAGTGATTGATCCAACAGCGTTGGCTGTGCATGTGTTGGAGGATGGTTTCGGAATCAAGGATCCGCAAAGGTTCATAATGCAGCAAGGGCCGCCGCCTCCACCGGATGATATGCCGGTAGATGAGGCCGCTGCTCTTGACGGCGGCCCTCTGCCGCCGGGGGGGCAACCCGTACCTGAGCCTCCCCCAGGGCCGGGTCTGCCCCCCGTTTTCGCTCCTACGGGTGGTGTACCACCCGAGTTGCTGGCTCAACTCGAAGGTCAAGTGGGCCTGGAGTTGCCCGCTCTGGGTTGACCTGGGACACGGATTGCACAGTATTAGGAGCAACCTATGGACTCCTGGGGCTAGTGCCCACATAACACAGAGGGAACGGAACCCATTACGATGGACACTCCAGAATCTTCAACAGAGGTAGCGGCGGAACCTACGAGTTCGACGTACACCATCAAGGTGGACGGTGCGGAGTCGGAGGTCACCCTAGGCGAACTTCAACAGGGGTACCAACGACAGGCGGATTACACCCGTAAGACGCAGGAGTTGGCATCCGAACGTCAGCGTTTGGAGCAGGCCGAGGCAATAGTTTCGGCTTTGGAAGCGGACCCTCAGGGTGCGCTTTCTGCATTGTCGACAGCATTCGGCATCGAGGATACCCGNNCAGTTTCTTCCACNGATGAGTGGGCGGANGAANCGGATCCTACGGAGCAGCGCATCGCTTCTTTGGAAGCGACAGTGGCAACCCAGTCGCAGACGGCACGAAAGCAGGCTTTGGAAAAAGAAGTTTCTGTTCTGCACGAAAAGTACGGCGAGTTTGATGCGGATGCCCTTTACAGGCATGCGTTGTCAAACCGGATTCCGAACTTGGACGCGGCGTACGCCCATATGAACTTTAGTTCTTTGGCTACTTATGCAGGGAAACTGCATGAGGACCGGGAAATAACTGAGGCGAAGCGCAACACCCCCGTGGAGAATGGCACCTCACGCCAGGCTGGTGTAGTTACCAGCAGCGCACCGGATAAGCCGATGTCGATCCGTGAGGCTTTCGCCCAGGCCAAGAAACAACACGGCACCTAGACCTAAGGAGTAAGAATCATGGCGGGAAACGCCAACTTTGATGAGATTCTCTCCACCACGCTAAAGAACTACGTCCCGAAACTGACAGATAACATTTTCAGTGCACGGCCGTTGTTCTACGCTTTGACGAATGGACAGACCATTCGTCGGATCAGTGGTGGAGCGAACATCGTCGTACCTCTCATTTACGGTACAAACTCAACCGCTGGCTCGTACAGTGGAACCGACACTATTGACATCACGGCTCAGACAGGCATTTCGGCTGCTGAGTATTCGTGGGGGCAGTACGCAGCGACTGTGACCATCAATGGTTTGGAAGAAGCCAAGAACAACGGCGAAGCCCAGATCATCGATCTTCTGGAAGGCAAGATTTTCCAGACGCAGGAATCCGTTATCGAAAGCATGAACACCATGTTTTGGGCTGACGGGACTGGCAACAGCAACAAGGACTGGAACGGTCTAGCCAACATTATTGGCGGAACGGGCGTGACCCTTGGTGGAATCGACCCGACTGCCACAGGCAACTCCTGGTGGAAGTCCACTGAAGTTGACCAGAATGGTGCAATCACTATTGCCAGCATGGCTAACATCTACAACACCATTTCGGTTGGTAACGACCAGCCGACGATTGGCATCACCACGCAGACTTTGTACGAGAAGTACGAGGCACTATTGACCGGTCAGATTCGGTACACCGATACCGACATGGCTGACGGTGGGTTCCAGAACCTGCTGTTCAAGGGTGCACCCGTAACCTTCGATGACGCGTGTGCCTCTGGTCAGTTCCTGTTCCTGAACACCAAGTACCTGCAGTTGGTGGCCCATAGCGATGTCTGGTTCAAGCCGACACCGTTCGTGCGCCCAACCAACCAGGACGCTGTGTTCTCACAGTTGCTTTGCTATGGACAGTTGACGTGCAGCAANCGCGCACGTCAGGGGTTCATGCACTCGGCTACCTGATCCTGATGGGACGAGGATTCGCTTACGCTCACAAGGCTGGCTCACGCCCATACGGGCAGCCCGCTGGCGACAACTTTCGGGATTCAACACCACGGCCTCAAACCGTGGGATACTCCCGAAACGTCCAGCGAGTCAACCCGATGAACAGCGAACCCATCGTCCCTGGATCTGCCAAATGCAGCGCGCTGACCCGCAGCGGGGATCCCTGTAAAGGGAATCCTCCTGCGGGCAGCGACCTGTGCGTTTTCCATAGGGAGTAACAGTGGACATTTCGACCATGCGGTCGTATGTCCGCTCAGTGGTGGATATCGACACCGCCGATATCTCCGACGACACTCTCAACCGTTTCCTGGGCGAGGGTTACGATGTCATCGTTTATTCGGAGAAACGGTGGCCGTTCTTTGAGGTGGCAACGACGTTCAACACCGTTGCGACGCAGAAGGATTACACACTGGCAGCCGTTGGGGCGCTCGTAACTCTTGGTTTGCGAGAAATCGCTGCTCTCCGCACAGATGCCCACGTTATCTCTTTCGTAGGGCGCGATGCCGGCGACGTTGTCTACCCGTTGAATCTGGCCGGCTCAGGTTCTCCTTGGTGGTGGTCGTATTGGGGTGAAACAGTTCGCCTGTACCCAACACCGCAGGGTGTGGAAACAGTGAATGTTCGTGGATACAAGAACCCGACGGCTTTCGGGGCTGGTGTATCCGATTCGACGGCACCAACGGATCTACCCGATCCGTTCCACATTGTAGTAGCAACGTACGGGATCGCTCGTGCTTACGAGCAGCAGGAAGATCCGACGATGGCGGCACAGTATTTTCAGATATTCAACCAGGAACTCGACAATCTGAAAGCCCGCTACGACGACATGCCGGCACCTCAGCCAGTCATGCTGAATGGTAGGAGTACGTCGCTGTGGCGATCCCAGTCGCTTCTACCGAATCGTCTACGTTACTCCTGGGAGTAGTCGGTGCCTAGCCAGTTCAAGTTAGAAACCCTGGAATCATTTACCGGGGGTCTGAATCTTCGTACCGACCAGTTCAACCTCGAAGACAACGAATCACCGGATCTTCTGAATGTTCTCGTTGACCCTCGCGGCGGTATCCGCATGCGAGATGGTGTCGACCGGCGCAACACGACTGCTCTCAGCGCCGACGTGAAAGGCATCTGGGCGCTTCACACGGATGCCGGTACAAATCACCTGATGGTCAACTATGGCACCAAGGTTGCCTATTCTGCCACCTCGAACTTCACGGATCTGACCGGGATCACATCCCGCACGGATGGTTCCAGAGTTTACGGCATGACTATGAACAATGTGGCATACGGTGTGTCGTACGACAAGGTGTCGTTCAAGTGGGATGGCTCGTCCGCCGCCGACCTGGGGGTCACTCTGGATGGGTCGGCCGGTAACTTCCCGCAAGCCCAGTATGTGGCGTTCTGGAACAACTTTGCGTGGGCTGCGTACACCTACGAATCAAGTACCGGTTACAAGTACCGGGTTCGCTGGTCGAACGCCAACGACCCGGAGAAATGGTCATCGACCGACTTTGTCGACATCGACAAGGGTGAACACGGTGATTACATCACCGGGTTGTGTGCGATGGGTGACCGCCTACTGATTTTCAAGTCGAACAGCGTGTACGCCATTTTCGGATTCGATTCGGATTCGTTCCAGGTTGTAACCCTGACAGACAGTGTCGGTTCTGTACCCCTGTCTCAGCCGGTATCAACCCCGTACGGGGTGTTCTTCTGGTATGCCGACCAGGGCGTCTTCTCCTACAACAGGGAAAACTTCGCTTGGATCTTTGACAAGATTGCGCCGGCCATCGAGGATGGGCGCATCTCGTTTGCGTCGAATCCGCAATTGGCGTGGGGCAACCAGAAGGTGTATGTCAGTGTCGACTGGACGGTGGCAGGTGTAACGACGCGTCGAACATTCGTTTACGATCCGACTTTGGGACCAACGGGTGCCTGGATTCTGACAGATATCGACGCAGCCCCCCTGTATTCTTATCGCCCTCCGAACTCGACGCCGACGGTTTACGCTGGGTGTGTTGCCAATACGGGAATCGTTGTCGATGTCGAGGATGAGCAGAACCGTACCAGTGACCGCTATGTGGGTTCGACAGAGGCCCACATTGCGTCACATTTCTTCACCAGGTGGATGACGGGTAAGAATCCGATTGTGAAGAAACGGTGGGGTAGACCGCGGATGGTCACATCCGCTGAGGCGACGATTACGATACCAGTCCAGATTTTCAAGGATTACGACAAGTCGGCATCGACGACCTCGTTCAATGTGAGTGTCCTGGGGAAGACTTCTACGTCCAGGTGGGATACAGCCAAGTGGGATGACGCCGATCCAGATTCGGCATATCTTGCCGAATGGGACGCTATCGCCCAGTCATTGACTGCGGATGTAATCAACTTGCCAACTCTTGGGACGGCCAAGAGTGTAAGTATGAAGGTGAATGGGCCAACGTCGGATAATCATTGGGAGGTCAACGCGTTGGCTTTCACATATACGCCAAGGAGACTCAGGTAGATCATGGCAACACTGGCTGTAACAAACTCGTTCTCCGCTGGGACGACAATCGTCGCTGCGGACATGAACGAAAACTTTGATGACGTTGAGGCGTTTATCAACACCACACCTGGTGTCGTCCAGAAGGACATCGTTGACGCCAAAGGCGACATCATCGCGGCTACAGCCGCTGACGCTGTTTCTCGTTTGGCGGTGGGTACGGATACCTATGTTCTGACTGCCGATTCGGGCGAGGCGACGGGCTTGGCCTGGGCTGCACCTACGACGGGTGACATCACCGGGATCACGACTGCGGCCGCTTCGGGTTTGGCCGGAGGTGCGACCTCCGGGACGGCCACGTTGACTTTCAGTCCCGCTGGTTTGACTGCCGCTCAGAACTTTGGGGCGGATGGTGCGGGGGTGGATATTACGTTCCATTCGACCACCGCTGGCGACAACATGCTGTGGGATGCCTCTGAGGAGAAGTTGACGATCACGGGTACTGACGGCCAGACGGCGCTTGATGTGCCAGATGGCAACGTCACTATCACTGACACTCTCACTGTGTCTGGTGGTCTGGTGGCCCCGCTTGCGATCAACGCCCAGACTGGCACGACCTACACGTTCGTCCTGGCTGATGCAGGCAAGATGGTTACTTCATCGAATGGTTCGGCGCAGACGATTACGGTGCCTCCGAACTCGGGGGTGGCTTTCGCCATCGGCACGCAGATCATTGTTCAGAACATCGGGTCGGCTAACGCCACGCTGGCTACGGCGGGGACTCCGACGCTCAACTCGAAAGA